TTGATGAAAGGCCCTGCCTTCAAAGACTATGAATACTTTGACCGATATACACATGAAACTAAAACTGGTACTTTGAATGAAGGACATCATCAAATCAATCAGTTCCACCTTGAGAATTTTTACGGAAAAGAAAATGCGAAAATCTTGGACAAGATTCATGTTATCGCAAAAACTGCTCCTGCTAAGAATGGTGGAAAAGTCTGGTACAATGACTCAGATGCAATGATTGACTACTTTGACATTGCTTACTACATTCACATTAATGTTGGTAAGTGGAATAAACAATATGAAATAGTGGAGGCTGCATAATGGATGAAATAACACAATTACAAAATCGACACAAGTACTTCACCGATGCGTTGAAGAAACTTGAACGAATAAAAAAGAAAACCCCTGGCACTGGATTTGCAAAAATCAAGTGTCGAGAAAAGATTGCAGAAATAGAAGCAATCTTTGAAAAAATTGATTATGCAACTCAAATAACTTTTGATTGAAAGAGAGGAATGATGAAAGATATATGTGAAGAATTTTATAACTATGTGTTTTCGTTTTATAATGAGATTGATGGTATTTATCCCATCAAAGGACTCACCAAAAAAATGATTGTTGGTGCAACAGACAAATACTTAACAAGTGTTGATGAAAATACTACATGGGGTGATGGTGACTCCTTGGATAGAGAAAGAGTTTTTAGGATAATTCTTGCAGATAATAAATCCTTACTAAATCCATATTAATACTTGACAATGTTCTCAGAACATGGTATAGTGATTCGTAACAATAAAGAAAGAGAGAGAATATGAAAACATTTTTCGCAACATCAATTGAACATCTTGTGACCACTAAAGATGGTGACAAGTTCATTGTGAGTTCTAATTTTGTTGGTAGTGATGGCGACACTGCAAAAGAATCAGTTGACAATGCAATCGCTAGTTATGAAAAAGCTGGTCACACCGCTGACGATTTGATGTCTATCACCACAGTTGAGTTGGATGCGTAATGAATTCTTGGTTAGGTGAAATAATCGGATACATCTTTATCGCTGTATTCGCATTTGGTTGGATGGACACATTGTGGATATTTGGTGTAGAAAACTCCAAGGAATATACTTGGTGGTTTTTAATTCAACAACTAGGAGAGTATTTTAATGCCTAGGATATGGGAAACAAATCCAAATATGTTGATACCATATTATTTGATGTTCTCATATCTTTACTATGAAAAGAATATTTCCTTGGTTGATGATGGAGAGTTTGATGCTATGTGTAAGACACTACTAGAAAAATTAGATTCTCTTACACATATGCACAAACATCTAATTACAAAAGAATCCTTGACAGCAGGAACAGGCTATGATATAAAGTATACAAATCTAATTAAAGATAGTGCAGAGAGATTGAGGAGTACATGGAAGAATTAAAAGTTACATATGAGTGGTATACGCCTGGCGGAAGGTGTAGAAGATTTTGGGATACTGCAAGGGGTGAAACTCAAATGATTGCAATTGATAATATCAAGAAAGTAATCAAGAGAAGAATACGACATGAGTATTACAAAGTATTAGAAATGAAATTTGAAAAAGGTATTGACAAATAAAACGAATCAGTATATACTGTAAGTATAGTCAAGAGTGGGTGTCCGAAACTTGAATATTAAAAAACGAGGACTCAAGAGGAAACTTCGGTTTCCTCTTTTTTTATGTGCGAACTAAATATACGCATGATAAATTACTTTCAAGGACATGATGGATTCGTATGGTTCACTGGAGTTGTTGAGGACAGAAATGACCCAACAAAACTAGGTCGTGTGCGAGTGCGTTGTGTCGGTTACCACACAGATGATAAAATAAAAATACCCACAGAAGATTTACCTTGGGCATGGGTATTACAAACAGTTCACACACCATCAATGAATGGAATGGGTCATACGCCTGGCTTTCTTGTAGAAGGAACATGGGTAGTAGGATTCTTTCGTGACCCAGAAATGTTACAAGAACCAATTATACTTGGTTCACTGCCTGGAGTTCCAGAAGAATTAGGTGACCCTAATACTGGATTTCATGACCCCAATCGCAGAGAAACAAATCCAGAACTTTCTGGATATAATACTTCTGTCTATCCACGCACGACTGGAGAACCAGATACAAATCGTCTTGCACGAAACTTTGAAGTACAAGATACAATTGTCGGTGATAAAAAGGCTGGTGTGATTGAAGGTATTCGTAGTGCAGATGGAACTACCTACGATGAACCCACAACAACATATAATGCAACATATCCAAAGAATCATGTATTTGAATCTGAGGTAGGACACACTACAGAATTTGATGATACGTCTGGTGCAGAAAGAGTAAGTCAATACGCACACTCTGGAACATTCTATGAGATTGACGCTGTAGGAAATCGTGTAGACAAAGTTGTATCAAATGATTATCATCTTGTCAAGGGAGATAATTTTGAACACGTTCAAGGCGATATGCATCTTACAGTTGAAGGAACTCTGAATATAAAATGTAAGAAACTAAACGTAGAAGTTCTTGAAGATTATAATGAAGATGTAGGACAAAACAAAACAATTAAGATTGAAGGAACATTATCTAACGATATTAATGGTGATGTTCTAGAAACATTCAATGCATCATATACACAAAGTATTCATGGAAATATAGATTTACGATTTGGTGCAGAAGATGGTACGTTCTCAGAACATATTAAATCAGATATCACAAGAAACTATAGTGCAAAGGTTCAAGAGTTTCTAAAAGAAACATATGAACAAAACATTACAGAGTCATCTACCATTCGTATTGGTACGACTCTCGACATGGATATTACTGGAGATGTAACTCTAGATGGTTCTACTGTAAAAATAAACCAACCAAGTGGAACACAAAACGCAGCTCGTAAAGGCGACTCTGCTGATACTGGTGATGACCCACCAGGCACTTCTGGAACTGATGGTTCTAACGTAATTGAGTCTGGTTCTGGAACTGTTTTCATTGGTGACACAAGTGATGTTACAGAACCAACAGAAGTTACAGAGACAGATTTAGTGGACGTTATTCTTCCAGAGATATTAACCTCTGAACCTAAGTCATCAACAGTCGGTGGTGCTGGTGATGATGACCCAGAAGAAGAGGATGATGACGGAGTTACAAGAAGTCTTTCTCCTACTGCTGGAAGAAGTGGTGGTGCAGTTTCCGCTGGTGGTTCTGGTGCAGAGAGTGGTGCAATTCCAGAAAATGCGATTACAACGCCAGGCGATTGTACAAGACCAGACTTAGGTTCACAATCAGAACGATATGAGTCAAATGGTAACCCAGGCGCAATCAATACAAAGTCTGCATCAAAAGATAGAGGTGGTTGGTCATATGGTTCTTATCAGATTGCAACAAAGGTTGGAACATTTAAAAGTTTTATGTCTTTTCTTGCAAAAGAAGATAATGGATATACGGACTTTAATACGAGTTTAACTAATGTTGGTGGTAATGCAGCTGCAACAAGGGGTGATGTTAGTTTCCGAAACAAATGGAAAGAACTTGCAAAGAGTGATGCAACTGCAACAAGGTTCAAACAAGCACAACATGACTTTATTCAAAGAACACATCATGACCCAGCAGTTCGTGCAATTGCAAAAGATACTGGAATAGATGTTTGTGATGGTTCACACAGTAATGGATTACAAGATACAGTATGGAGTACAGCAGTTCAGTTTGGGCCAGGCGGTGCAAGAAAAATATTCAGAGAAGCACATACAAGTCTAAAACAAAAGAACGCAAGAAAAGACCCACCAGTTACAGTTATAACAGATGCAGACTTAATTAACGAGATACATGATATTAAGATTAATACAGTTCCAACTAGATTTAGAAGTAGTCCAGCACTTCATGGTGGATTAATAAGTAGATTTAAATCTGAAAGAGGTGTCGCACTTGCGAATGCTGGAACTGGAAGTACCACTGCATCCAGTACGATTGTATAAATAAACAGAGAGGTGTAACATGGCAGTACAACCAGCATACAGAGATGCAGAAAGAACAAACGACTCCCCTCGTTCTGCACGAATATATAAAGATTTAAATCTGAACTTTGGTATCCATCCAGTTACCAAACAGATTAATACTTTGACTGATGCAGCTGCTGTAAAAAGAAGTGTTCGTAATTTAGTTCAGTATGGTTTCTATGAAAAACCTTTTCATCCAGAGATAGGTTCTGGAGTTCGTGATTTATTATTTGAAAATATGACACCCTTTGTTGCAAACAATCTATCAAAACAAATAGAAGAAATAATTACTAACTATGAACCAAGAGCATTACTTGCTGGAGTAGAAGTAATACCAAGATTTGATAATAATCAATATGAGGTAATCGTTGAGTTTTATATTCAAAACGCACCAGCAGAACTTGTTGATTTATCATTTTCATTAGAGAGACTACGATAATGGCAACCACAGAAAAAAGATTAGACGTAACAGATTTAGACTTCGATACTATTAAAGATAATCTAAAAACCTTTATGAGAAATCAATCTGATTTTACAGACTATGATTTTGAGGGTTCTGGTTTATCTGCACTTCTAGATGTTCTTTCTTATAATACTCATTATCTTGCAATGAATATGAATATGGTTGCAAACGAATCTTTTCTTGATACTGCATCTGTTCGTTCCTCTGTGGTATCTCATGCAAAGACGTTAGGGTATACTCCTAACTCTGCAAGAGCTCCAATCGCAAATGTGAATGTAACATTAAATGGTGCAATCGATTCATTAAGTAGTGCAATCATTCCTATAGGTACAGTTTTTACAACACAGATAGATGATGTTAATTATCAATTTGTCACAGTTTCAGAACATACAACAAATAAAGTAAATGGTGTCTTATCTTTTTCAAACATACCAATTCATGAAGGAACATATGTAACAAATCGTTACACAGTTGATACACAAAACGTAGACCAAAAGTTTTTATTAAATGATAATCGTTCTGATACTACAACCTTGACAGTAGATGTATTTGATACTGCATCATCTACAGACTCTACAACCTTTACTCTTGCAACAGATACTACTCTAACAGATTCAACATCTAATGTTTATTTCCTACAAGAAAGTGCTGATGGTAAATTTGAAATATACTTTGGTGATGGTATTATAGGTAAAGCACTATCGGATGGTAATGTTGTTCGTATGCGATATGTTGTTACAAATAAATCTGCAGCTAATGGTGCAAGTTCTTTTTCTACAACTGCAACAATTTCTACAATTACCGATATTACAACTGCAACAGTTTCAAATGCATCTGGTGGTGCAGAGCCAGAAAGTATTCAGTCAATTAAATTTAATGCACCTCTTGATTTTGCAGCTCAAGGTCGTGCAGTTACAATCAATGATTTCAAAACAATAGTTCCCAAAGTATATGCAAATACAAAATCAGTACAAATATATGGTGGTGAAGATAATGATGTTCCAGTTTATGGACGAGTTTACATCTCAATTGTTCCAACAGCAGGAATTATTACAGCATCTGCAAAAGATAAAATTATAACTGACTTGAAGAACACATATACAATCGCATCTGTTACTCCAGTTATTATTGACCCAGAGTATACAAAGTTACGACTTGGTATTTCATTTACATATAATTCAAAGAATACAACTAAGACACAAGAAACCCTAGTATCTAATGTAAATACGACTATTAATAATTTTAATACAAATAGTTTGACACGATTTGATAGTGCATTTAGACACTCACAATTTACAAAACTTATAGATGATACTGACACAGCAATTACTTCAAATATTACAACTGTCAAATTAAGTAAAGACTTTACTCCTACATTAAACACATCTGTAAAATATACGATACCATTCAATAATGCATTGTACAATCCACACTCTGGTCATGATGCTGACTCTGGTGGTATATTATCTTCATCTGGATTTTTTATTAATGGTAATACAAATGAAATGTTTTTAAATGATGATGGTCAAGGGAATATTAGATTATTCTATATTGTTGGTGGTACAACAAATACATATGAAAACAACACTCAAGGAACTATTGATTATTTAACTGGACTGGTGACTTTGAATAGTTTGAATATAAGTAGTATTTCAGATGTAGATGGAGCAACTTCAACACAAGTACGATTAATTGTTCAACCAGACTCAAATGATATTATTGCAGTTCGTAATCAAGTTCTTGAAATTGATTTAACTAACTCAACAATAAGTGCAAATGTCGATACAGTTGCTACTGGAAGTTCTGGTGCTGGGGTTGGTGTGGCAACAACAAGTTCATATACTGGCACAACAAACACAACTGGTTCGACATCAACATCATCTACTTCAACAAGTTCAAGTAGTAGTTCAAGTAGCTCTAGTGGATATTAAAAATGTTAGATGGTGGTAATGTATTAAACAATAAAGTTTCTACACACATTGACGCACAACTGCCTGAATTTATTCAAGCAGACCATCCACTATTTTCTAAATTTGTAAAAGCATATTATCAGTTTCTTGAAAGTGCAGAAATTACTTTTAGTGAAACAAATAATTATGTTAGACAAGAAACACAATCTGTAAATTTTCTTCTTGATGAAAATGAAGACCAGATTGTTCTTGAAGACTCAGAATCTAAATTTACTGTAGGTGAAATACTTACTGGACAAACATCTGGTGCAACTGCAACTATTCTTGTTGATGATATAGATAATAACAAAAGATTATTTGTAACCTCTCAAAATCAATTTATATTAGGTGAGAATGTTTCTGGTGGAACATCCAATTCTTCTGGTACTATTCAAACATATAGGCCTAACCCAGTTTCATCAATTCAACAACTTCTTAATTATACAAATGTTGACTCTACTATATTTCAATTCTTAGATAATTTTAGAGATGCATTTCTAGAAGGAGTTGTAGACAATCTTGCAGACGGAGTAGATAAAAGAAAACTTATTAAAAATATTCGTGACCTTTATATTTCAAAAGGAACAAGAAAAGGACATGAATTATTTTTTAGATTACTTCTAAATGAAGAACCTATTATCGAATACCCAACAGACCAAATGTTGCGTGTGTCTGATGGTCGATGGAGTATAAGAGATATAATGAGAGCAAAACCAGTAAATGGTAGTGCGTCAGAATTGGTAGGACAAACAATAACTGGTCAGTCATCTTCTGCAACTGCAATTGTTACTTCATCTGTTTCATTTAGAGAGGCAAGTAAAGATGTTATCGAACTAGAACTAGACCCAGCAACTATCACTGGTACGTTTCAAGAGAACGAAAATATTTTTGGAACATCTACTTTAACAGACCAAATAGTTTCATTTCAACCATACAGTATTATTACTGGTTCAACTGTTTCAAGTGGTGGTGCGTATTATACTGCTGACCAAGTTGTTAATCTATCTGCAACTGGTAGTCAAACAGCGACTGCAAAAGTTCAGACTGTATCAAGAGGTGTAGTTGATGAAATTATTATTGATGATGCTGGGCAAAATTATAAAGTAGGAGATAACTTAACTTTAGACAATTCAAACACAGACGGAGCTGGTGCAGCTGCCACTGTTGCAGTTATTGGTGGTGGTATTGCACCAGAGAGTGGAAGTATAACAGAGTATGGGATGGAAGAAAATGACCACATCACACTTGAGGAAACAAGTCAAAATTTTTACAATGATACTTATGAAGGTATAAAGATTGTTTTGGAAACAGGCACATTTGCAAATCTTAGTGTTGCGTCTGAGGCTGGTGAAATTACAGATGTGAGAATGGTCGCAAGAGGTTCTGGCTATTCTAAACTTCCAGTAGTAACTGGTATTACAACTGCAAATGGTAGTGGTGCAAAATTACTTGCAGCTTCTAACTCTGGTGTCGGTGCAATTAATTCTTTTGAATTTACAAACCAAGGTGTTGAATATTCTACTGCACCATCAATCATACCTTTTAGACACGCAATTATAAAAGACATAACTGGTGTGTTTGCAGCTGGTGATACACTTGATATACCAGAGGGAATATCTTTAGAAGATGATACTGGTCAAATAGATTTAGAAAGTGCAACTGGAACTGGTTTACTCTTGACAGAAGAGACATTAAGTGGTATTGTGACTGCATTTGATACTTCAAGACAATTAATCTCTATTAATACAACAGCCGGTCTTGAAAAAGATAATACTATTGCAGTTGGTGGTTCTAAGTCTGGAACAATCGCAAACATATCAACAGCAGTTGGTACTGCACAAATAGGTCAAGTTGCGAAAACTGCTGGTAAGTTTATTACATCTTCTAGTCTAGTATCTGAAGTGAATATAAGAGTTCAAGATAGTTTTTATTATCAAGATTATTCATATGTTGTTCGTGTAGGTGAATCAATTACTACTTGGAGAGATGCGATAAAATCAACAGTCCACCCAGCTGGTTGGGCAGTCTTTGGTCAAGTTGATGTCGTAGGTCGTGCAGACGCAAGAATATCTGCACAAACTCTAGAGTCATTTACACCAGAACTTGCATCAACATTTAGAGGTATATTCACAACTGTATTTGGACGTAGACTTGGAACGATTGATGATGGAACTGCACTCAAGGCCTCTCCACAAGTTGGTTCAGATGATTTAACAAGTTTTCCAAATACTAATCGTGACATTACATTAGAAAGAATTAATACATTATTTGTTGGTGTTGCAAGAACAACAGATAAAAGTCATGGACATACTTTGGACTCTTTACCAAAGTATGCATTTAGTATTGGTGGAACTACATCTGAATCAATACCAAATTATCCAAGTTTGATAAGAACACAGAGTTTAGATGGTATAAATGACCAATCATTTACTATAGGACAATTTGCAAATTTTCGTATTGACCAAGTTTCAGATAGTAATGGTAGTATACCTCTAGATGCATTTAAAACTAAAATTAATGTACCACCTCCAGGCGAGATACAAATCTCTGGAACTGCAAGAGCTAATGCATTTGATAATAACTTTATTACATTTGATAGTAGTACAGAAACATTTGACGAGTCTGTTCTGACTACAAACTTCAGTAGTACAACATTGAAGTTTGACAGTTCGTCTGTTAAGTTTGATGGTGCTGGTGGTGTATCAGTTCCAAGAGATGACGCTGGTAAATACAATGTAGACTTTAGTGACACAACAACATCATTTGACAGTGGTATAAATAAGTTTGATAACTCTTTTGACTTACCAGTATTTGAAAGATTTGACTCAACCAGTTTCAGATTTGATAATACAAACAAAAAATTTGATATAGGTGCGTAACCTACATAAATAAATGAAAGAATCTAATAGGAGATAACTAACATGGCATATCAATCCCTTGGTCTTGGTTCTTCCGCTAATGACGGCACTGGTGATGACCTCAGAACTGGTGGAGACAAGATTAACGATAACTTTGTAGAACTATATACTAAACTTGGTAATGGTTCTGCATTATCCAATCTTACTTTTCCAACTGGAACTGATACGATTGTAGGAAGAGCAACGACTGACACTCTTACTAATAAAACTTTAACTTCACCAACTATCGCAACTATTACAAATGGTGGAACTGTAACAATTCCATCTGGTGCAGACACACTTGTTGCAAGAACATCCACAGATACACTTACAAATAAAACTTTGACTGCACCTAAGTTTGCAGATGCTGGTTTTATTGCAGACGCAAATGGTGCTGAACAAGTAATCTTTCAAACAACTGCAAGTGCAGTAAACGAAATTGAAATTACAAACGCAGCTACTGGTGGTTCTGCTGTCGCAGCTACATCTACTGCACCTATTATTGGTGCATCTGGTGAAACCAATGTTGACCTTGCATTACTTCCAAAGGGAACTGGTCATGTTACAATTCGTTCAACTGGTGGTTCAAATAACCAAGGTGCAGTTAAACTAAACTGTGAAAACAATACTCATGGTCAAACCCTAATGGGTCAACCACACTCTGCTGGTGATAGTGGTTTCTTCCAGTTACCTTTAGATGGTGGTTCTGCAAGGGCAACTCCAAACGTATTGTTGAGTGGTGCAAAAACTATTGCTGGTGTTCAAGCACTATCTGGTGCTGGTGCAGTATCACTGAATACATTACATACACAGTTGACAACAACTGGTGCTCAAGCACAAACACTTGCAAATGGTGTAAACGGACAAATTAAAATAATCACAATGGTTGCAGATGGTGGTGATGGTACTCTAACCCCAGCAACTTTTGCAAATGGTTCAACTATTACATTCAATGATGTTGGTGATAGTGTATTATTAATTTATAACACAACTGGTGGTTGGGCTCTAGTTTCAAATACTGGATGTACGATTGCTTAATAAGGAGTAGTCAATGGCTATTGATACATTAGGAGCAAACGCTCTCGCAAGTAACTCTGTAACTTCTGCAAAAATTGTTGATGGAGCAGTAGTTGCCGCTGATGTTGCTGATGGTTCAGTAACAACTGCAAAGTTAGGAGCAGATGCCGTAACAGCTGCAAAACTCGCTGATAATGCTGTAGTAACTGCAAATATTACTGATAATAATATAACTGTTGGAAAACTTGCAACTTCTGGAACACTCCCAGCATTAAATGGTTCTGCGATAACTCACACTGGTGGTCTAAAATCTATTCAAGTATTTACCTCAAGTGGAACATATACAAAACCAGCTGGAATCAGAACAGTGAAAGTCACTGTTACTGGTGGTGGGGGTCAAGGTGGTGGTTATGGTGCTAGTAACGATTTTGGTGCTGGTGGCGGTGCTGGTGGAACTGCGATTGAAGTTATAGATATTTCTGGTGTATCAACTGTTGCTGTAACAGTTGGTGCTGGAGGTACTGGAGGAGGTGCTGGTGCTGATGGTAATGCTGGTGGCGGTTCTTCTTTTGGTTCTTATTGCACTGGAAATGGTGGTGCTGGTGGTAGACATGGAAATCGTGGTGATACTTATGGTGGTGCTGGTGGCTCTGCAACTGGTGGAGATATAAATCTTGAAGGTGGTTCTGGAAATAATGGAATTGATAACATGGTAACTAATGGTACTGATTATCGTCCTACTTGGGGTATAGGTGGTGCATCTTTTTGGGGTGGTGGCGGTAGAGGTGGCGTTTTTAATATTACCCCTGCTACTGGAAAAGCATTTGGTTCTGGTGGTGGTGGTGGAGCTGCTGCTTCAACCACTGCCGGAGCAAACGGAAAAGCTGGTGTTGTTTACGTTGAGGAGTTCGCATAATGAAAGCTGCAGTTCAAAACGGAGTAGTTGTAGATACTCATCCAGAAAATGGATATGAGTGTCATCCTTCAATCACATGGGTAGATTGTGATGATAAGGTAAAACATGGTTGGACTTATGATGGTAAATCATTTAAGACTAATGAGGTTGCACTTACATCAGAAGAAGAGTTAGATAGACTACGAGCAAAAAGAAATGTTTTTTTAATAGAAACAGATTGGATGAGTCTACCAGATGCACCAACGATGTCTAATGCATGGAAAAAATATCGTCAAGAACTTCGTGACATAACTAAAACATACAAAACATTAGATGAAGTAAAGTGGCCCACTAAACCATCTTAACAGTTAAAGATGCATAATAAATAAGATTATAGGAAAAAACAATGGCAGCAATAATCACAGAAAAATTTAGACAGTCAAACGCAGATGCATTTTCTGCTGACATTGCGTCTAGTAAATACTATATGTTCGTAGGTAAATCACAACCTTGGACTTCAGAGGGTGCGACTTCAGATAGTGCTCCTCCAACACCAGTAGATAGTGTCGCACCAGAATCATATTACTGGGATGATATGTTGGCTGCAAAATTAATCTCTTCAAAATCATTTGTAATACCTCGCAGAGATTGGTCAGCATCATCTGCATTTGATATGTACAGACATGATATCGGTGGAGTGTCTACTGGAAACTATGGAACAACTAAAACTACGAGTTCAAGTGGTGCGACTAATCTATTTGATTCAACATTTTATTTTAAAACTTCCACACACAATGTTTATAAAGTCCTTTATAATGCTGACCCATTACAAACTGGTGCAAGTAATATAGGTGGTTCTGAACCTACCAATACAGGCAACGCACCCTTTTTTAGTGGTAGTTATCTTTTAAAATATATGTATACCATGTCAACAACAGAAGTTGTTAATTACTTGACAACTGACTTTATGCCTGTTAAAGTAAATGCAAACTCAGCTGCAAATAGGGGGGTGTATGTATTCATGGTGACATCTGGTGGTTCATCATATCCAAATGGAACATATTATACTAAACTTAAAGGTGATGGTTCTGGTGCTATTGCAAAGATAGTGGTATCTGGTGGTTCAATACAAGTGTTTGGGGAAAATGCCTCAACTGCATCACAGATGCAAGCGAATGGAACTGGATATTCTTTTGCAACCTTTGACCTTACTGGTTCAACAAATATCTTTACTGATGCAAGTGCGTCAACATTAATATCTAGTACAACTTTAACAAATTGGAATAATGCAACCGCTGGTACAATCAAAGCAATCATTGACCCTGCTAGTGGACATGGTGCTGATGATATAGAAGAATTAGGTGGACATTTTGTAATGTTGCAATCAAAGTTTGAACCAGGCGATGCTGATGCAGTTCAAGTAAATGATTTTAGACGAGTAGGTATTGTTAAGAATCCAATTGACTCTGCAACAAGTTCAGTAGCTGCACTCGCAACTGCAAGAACAACAAATGCAATACACATGGCATCTGGTGGTTCTGGAACTTATCAAGTTGATGAAAAGATTACACAAGCGTCTACTCTTGCAGAAGGAAGAGTTGTAGAATGGGATGCAACAAATAGAATACTTTATTATGTTCAAGAAAAATATTCAACTTATGGGGTACTTAATACTGGTGTGAATAAAGGTAATTTAGTTTTATTCTCTGGACTAAATGCTGTTTCTGGTGCGACCTCTGGTGCAGCCTTTACTCCAAATGATACTGATACTACTGTAAATGGAGTTTCATTTACAGATGGGTACGCAAACCCAGAACTTTCAAGGGATACTGGTGAGATTATCTATGTAGAAAACAGACGAGCGATATCAAGAGCCTCAGACCAAACAGAGGATATTAAAGTAGTAGTGGAATTCTAAACAATGCAAAAAACTGATTTAAATGTATCACCTTATTATGATGACTTTGACCCAAATGATAAATTTCATAGAGTGTTATTTCGGCCGGGCTTTGCTGTCCAAGCAAGAGAATTAACAACTCTACAATCTATTCTTCAAAATCAAGTTGAAAAACATGGAAGACACTTTTTTAAAGAAGGTGCAATGGTCATTCCTGGCCAGATATCATTTGATATTAGATACTACGCAGTTAAATTACAAACAAGTATTGGTGGCAATAATATTGCTGGATATCTTGCAGATTATGTTGATGGTATTATAACTGGTGATACTTCTGGTGTTACTGCAAGAGTTGTTGGGTATTCAGACGCAACTACAACCGATGAACCAACTCTTTATGTAAAATATATTAGTACTGCGACTGCGACTGTAAGTGCAGCTGGTACTATTGGTGCATCAACTGCTGGTCTTACGAATAGATTTGTTGTTGGTGAAAGTATTTCCGTAGATAAAGCAATCAATAGTGGTACAATTGTCTCTGGTGCTTTATCCGCTATTCTTTTAACATCTAATGCAATTGAGACTGGTTCAGCCGCAGCTATTGAAGAGGGTGTATATTTTATTCGTGGACAATTTGTTAAAGTTGATGCACAAAGAATTATCTTAGACAAATATAGTAATACTCCATCATATCGTATTGGTCTTGCTATATCAGAAACTTTAATTACACCAGAAGCAGATAATACCCTATTAGATAATGCAACTGGTTCTTCTAATGTAAATGCAAAAGGTGGTCATAGATTAAAATTTAGCCTTACTCTTTCAAAACTACCATTGGGTTCTGCTGACGATGAGGAATTTGTTGAACTCATGAGAGTTAAAAATGGTTCTATTCAAAAGATTGTAGATAGAACTGATTATAATATCTTCCAAGAAAATATTGCAAGAAGAACATTTGATGAATCTGGAAACTATTCAGTAAGACCTTATGCAATTGAGATTAAAGAAACATTAGATGATGGTTCTAATAATGGTGTGTATGCATCCAATCAAGTTACAGATGGTGGTAATACTGCTGCTGAAGCTTCCTTAACAATTCAAGTATCGCCTGGAAAAGCATATGTTCGTGGATACGAGATTGACCATGTTGTTCCTTCATTTATTGATTTACCAAAACCCAGAACAACAGAAAATTTTGACTCTGCAATTACTAACGTAGAAGTAGGAAATTTTACAAGAGTAACAAATGTTAAAGGTACTCCAGACCTATCACCTTTTATTTCTGGTGATGTTGCAGAACCATATCGTGAAATTCAATTACATTCTGTACAGAAAACAAACTATAGCACAGCTGCAAACGCACAAATTGGTGTTGCAAGAGCTCGTGCATTTGAACATTCCTCTGGTAATACATCAAACGACACACTATCAAACTCATCTGATAATGATGCAGAATTTAACTTATATCTTTTTGATATTCGTATGTTTACACAAATTCAACTTAGTGCAAACTTTGGTGGAAGTCCAAATGGAGTAGCACAAGGTTCAAAAATAACTGGACAAACTTCTGGTGCAACTGGATTTGTTCATAGTGCTGTTAATAACTTAGTTCAATTAATTACTGTCTCTGGTAATTTTAACGTGGGTGAAAAACTTATTTCATCTGCACAAACAACTTCTAATAACGCAAATCAACTTATAGAAGATGCAAGTAACAATGAACTTACAGTTGCAGTTATTACTTCAAGAAACTTTGACGATGTAAAGTCTGTGTTTATGAATTCACCAAACACTGGTCAAGATTTTACTGCGAACTTAGTATTAAGTTCTAACCTTACACTTGGTGGTACTGTTTCTATAAATCACTCATCTGCATCTACCACTATTAATGGATTTAATACTACATTTACTCTTGACCTAAAGGTAGGTGATTTTGTTACTGTGCCTGGTGCTGGTTCTGGTGGTGCAGACTTAACTACAAGAGTAACTGCTGTAACTAATAATACAACATTAACAATTGCAACTGGAGCTTCAACTACTGTAACTTCAGTTCCCATAGTTAGAAATAGAAATCAACTTCGTGACCAAGAGAAAAATCTTCTTCTAAGAAAGTTAAGAAAAGATACTATTAAAACCTTGAAGACTGATACAAACGATGGTGTATCCCAAACAGTTCAAACATTTAGACGAACATTTGTTGTGACAACAACTGCAGCTGGTGAGATTAACTTAACTGCTGGTTCTAACGAAACATTTTCTGCAAAGTCAAATACAGATTGTGTAGTAACGATTATTACTGCCGGTTCTGCGATTGGTGGTAGTTCAAATACTGCAGCTGCTGGAGATATTATTAACCTTGATGCAAGTACAACTCCTGCTCAAACATATGTGGTAAGTGGTAATCAGTTAACAATTACAAACCCAGAGATTTTAGGTAATGGTGCAAAGGTTAAAGTGATTGCAACATTAACAAGAACTGTTGCAGCTGAAAAGACAAAAACAAAACAACCAGCACATCTAGTTCTAGTCGATGCTGACTCAAGTGCCGGCCCTGCATATGGAACTGCATCTCAACACAAAGAGATTTCATTAGGTCGTGCAGATGTATATAAAATCTATGCAGTATTAGATTCTGAAGATACAAGTACAACTCCAAAACTTCCAGAGTTTACAGTTACAAGTGTATCTGGTACTTTTCAAAAAGGTGAAACAATTCAAGGTGCATCAAGTGGTGCAAATGCTGTTATTGTTAATACCACGAACCCAATTACATTTATAACTACAAATGGTAAAAGTCTTATTGCAAATGAAACTATTACTGGTGTTACGTCAACTGCAACTGCAACCACTGGTACATTTACTGCTGGCTCAAAAGATATTACCAGTAGGTTTACTCTTGATACTGGACAAAGAGATAACTTTTATGATATTTCAAGACTGGTAAGAAAAGGTGGTAAACCAACTCCAATAGGTAAACTTCTTATTGTGTGTGATTATTTTGCACATGGTACTGGTGATTTCTTCTCAGTAGACTCTTATGGTGCGATTGATTATAAAGAGATACCAACTTATACTGCAACAAGAGTTGACCCAGAAGTAAAAACCCCCTCTGGTGAGTTTGACCTTAGAGATACAGTTGATTTTAGACCAAGAGTTGCAGATGCAACTATTGATACAACAACTACAAGTCAAAGCCAGACACTTCACAAAGTTACATCAAAGTCTTTTGACTTTAGTTCAAGAACTTTTGCTGGAACTGGTGCATCTGAAATACTAATTCCAAAAGATAATTCACAATTTCAATATGATTTTGATTTCTTCCTTGGAAGAGTTGATATGTTATTTTTAACTGAATATGGTACGTTTAAGATTGTTGAAGGTGAACCAGCAGAAAATCCCTTTATTGGTAAGAGAATTGAAAAGGCGATGTTACTTGCTACAATTCAACTTCCACCATATGTTTTAGATATTGATGATACATCTTTTGAAAAGACTGATAATCGTAGATTTACTATGAGAGATATTGGTTCAATTGAAAGAAGGTTGAATCAAGTAGAATATTATACTGCACTGAATCTTTTAGAAAAAGACGCACAGTCTTTTCAAGTTCAAGACGAAAATGGACTTGACAGATTTAAATCTGGTTTTGTTGTAGATAATTTCTCTGGACACTCAGTTGGAGATGTTCAAAATGCTGACTATAGAAATGCAATAGACTATGAGAATAACGAACTTCGTCCTAAGTTTACTATGAAAGGTATATCTCTCATTGAAGAAAATACAACGGACACTCAAAGAACAGCTGACAATTATCAAAAAACTGGTGACATAATTACATTACCATATTCAGATGTCGTATCTGTCCAACAACCATATGCAACGAGAGTTGAAAATTTAAATCCAGTTTTATCTTTCTCATGGACAGGCATATGTTCTCTTGACCCATCTGGTGATGAGTGGTTTGAGGTCAATAGACTTCCTGCTCTAATTATTAACAGAGATGGTAACTTTGACCAATTAGTTGCACAAGTTGGAAATGCGATGGGAACTATTTGGAACTCATGGCAGACACAATGGACTGGAACTTCTCAGTCAGAACGAGTGATTAGTACAAGCGGTGCTTTTCAAGAAGGTAATGCATTGTTTAGTAATGTAGTCACTAGGGTTACAACAACTACAACTCGTAGACAGAGAAGAGATGGTATAAACACAAGGGTTATTGCACAGATTGATAGAGAGTCACTAGGTGATAGATTACGCTCTACTGCATTAATACCATTTATGAGAAGTAAAAATGTTAACTTTGTGGTTGATGGTTTAAAACCGAATACAAGAATGTATCCTTTCTTTGATAAAGTAGACGTATCAAGATTTGTTACTCCAGCTACTGGTGGTGTTGGAACAGTAACTTCTATTAATGGTGCGATATTTTCAGATGGTGGTGGAAGTTGTACTGGATTATTTACTATTCCAGACCCAAATGTTGCTGGTAATCCACAGTTCCAAACTGGTGAGAGATTATTCAGATTAACATCTTCAAGCACAAATGCAACTAATCCAGAACCAGAGACATTTGCACAAGCACTCTTTTCTTCAACTGGTATTCTTAGAAATATTCAAGAAGAAATTCTTGCAACAAGAAACGGAAGAATTGAAGTTCAAAATGTAAACGATACAAGAATTATATCAAATGAAACATCAACAAATAGAGTTGACAGAAACTTTCTAAATCTTATAAGGGAAGATGATGATGATAATGAAAATGAAGATGGTAGTCGTGACCCAGGCAGTAATAATTTTAGTGGTTGGGATGACCCACTTGCACAAACTATCTTATCAAGTGAAACTGGTGGTGAGTTTGTAACTAAGATTGATGTTTTCTTTCAAAGAAAAGACCCAGATATTCCAGTTCTATGTCAGATAAGGGAAGTCGTAAATGGTTTTCCAACTAGAAAACAATTACCTTTCGCACAAAGATGGTTACAACCATATATGAAAGGTACAGTTGAAATGAGTAATGGTGGAACAACTGTCACTGGAACAAACACTGATTTTTTAACTGGTGCTCATAATCTTAAAGTTGGTGATACAATTACAATTCAAGGTCTTGGTAATCAAACCTCTGGTGTTACTAACGATACTGGTAACTATGATGCAACAGCACTTGTTGCAAAAGTAACTGCAATTGCATCCGATACGTCACTTACTGTAGATACTGCAGCTGCGAGAGGTGATAGTGGTAAGAAGATTAGTAACGTAAACTTATCGTCAACTGCTGCTACTCCCACTACTTTTAGATTTGACTCTCCAGTTTATCTACAAGAAAATCAAGAAGTTTGTATTGTATTATTCACACCTTGTGAAAGATATTTTGCGTGGATTTCAAGAATGGGTGAACAAGAGATTAATGGAACACGAATGATATCAAAACAGCCACACTTAGGTGTATTGTTCAAATCACAAAATAACTCTACTTGGACTGCATATGATTATGAAGACTTAAAGTTTACAGTGCATAGAGCAAGTTTTGATATTGAGGGTGGAAGAGGTACATTAACTCTTACCAACGATGTTGTCGAGTCAAAAACATTAGGTGCAGACCCAATCAGAACTATTAGTGGTTCGTCTTTTGTACAAGTATCGCATCCAGACCACCATATGTATTCTGCATCTAACAATGTGACAGTTAGTGGAGTTACATCTGGTATTACTACAACACTAGGAGCTGCGATTAGTTCTACGACACAGACAGCAATTACTATCACTGCAAACTCAGATTTTGTTGCTGACTCTGGTGGGTCAAATATTACAATTAAGATTGGTGATGAAATTATTCAAGGTGCAAAAACAAATGCAACTACAATCACTGCGAGTACTAGAGGATATGATAGTACAACAGCTGCAACTCATGCTAATGGTGCGACTGTTGAACTTTATCAAATTAATGGTATTCCACTTGACCAAGTAAATAAGACACATCCTGCTCTTGCAAATATTGGAATTGATAGTTATACAGTTGTAACTTCTAATAGTGCAAATGCATCTTCTAACCAAGGTGGAAGTGCAGTGGTTGTTACTGAAAACGCAATGATGGATGGTATGCAAACTTTACTTCCAACTATACTATATCCAGAGACAGGCATTAATTCAACAATAAGAACTACAACTGCAACATCTCCAAATGGCACAGAGACATCATTTAGTCTTGCTGGAACTACTTTTGCAAAACCTATTACTTTAGGAGAAAACTTTATATTTGATAAACCTAGAATGGTTGCAAGTCAAATTAATGAAACTAACGAAATCGCTGGTCAAAAATCATTTTATCTAGATTTAGAATTAAGAAGTAGTAGAGAAAACTTATCGCCTGTTGTTGACTTAGATAGAAAGTCAATTGTTGCATTTTCAAATAGATTGAATAAAATTGATAGTGCATCAGATATGGGTGTCACTGCATTACATGGTGATTACGTTTCATCTGAACAACCACAAGGTGATGTCAACGAAGCAATCTACATGACAAGAAGAGTTGCACTTGATACTCCTGCTACTGGAATTAAAGTATTCTTAGATATGAATAGATTTGCAAGTGCAAATGTAAAAGTAATGTTTAAGATACTTCGTTCTGATGATGCATCTGATTTTGATGAGATAGGATATAATTTCTTCAATACAGATGGTAGTCCAGACTCAGTAGTAAATGCATCACTATCTGCAACTGACTTTAAAGAATATGAATATACTGCAAATAATCTAGATGAGTTTATTGCGTTTTCAATTAAAATTGTGATGCAAGGAACTAATTCATCTGAACCACCAAGATTAAAGGACTTGCGAGCACTCGCATTAGCAACATAAAATGTCAGATTATAAAAACATAGAAGGACATTCAGACCTAATAAAAGATATGCACTCAAAGGCAGTGATAAATACAAATAGAAGTGCATACCTCGCTGCTGTGCAAAGAAAGAAAAATATTCTTGCACAAAAAGATGAATTAAGGGATGCAACAAGAGAGATAAATATATTAAAATCAGAAATGCATGAGATTAAATCACTCTTAATAAAATTGGTAGATAGAGATGGCTGATAGAAGTGTAGTTGCAAGTAATACTTTTGAACAGTTTCGTGTAGAGTTTAACGAACTCGCAACGGATGTCGGAGATATTGCAAGTATTACTGGTGCGTCTGGAACTATTGCATCTGCAACCGATGTAATTGAAGCAGTAGTACAAATCAACAATGCATTAGACGCTGCTGATTTGGATGGTGCTGGTGATAGTGGAACATTTGCAGTTGACCTAGATACACAATCTTTAACAATCGCTGGTACGACAAATGAGATTGAAACTGTTGCAAGTGGACAGACACTTACAATTGGTTTACCAAACAATGTAACTATTTCTGGTAATGCAACGATTGGTGGTAACATATCAAATGGTTCTGGTATTAACTTAACATTCCCTACAGTTGGGGGAACAATCTCGACAGAGGGATTTTCAATTGCATTAGCAACTGCTTTAGGATAAGGAAAGAAATATGGCAAATAACTTTAAAAACGCTTTTGCATCAATCGTAACTGCTGGAGAGTTTTATCAATCGACTGGTAGTGCGACTGATAACCATACTGGGCCGCAGAATGTATATACTGCAAACAATGGTTCTAGTGGTGTGAACTCAATCCTTGTCGAACTTGATGCATCAAATACTGGAAGTGCTGGTATAACACTCACTGCATTTATTCAAGATGTGAGTTCAACACTTGGGTCGATTACAAGTATTGTATCATCTAGTGATGTTGCAACTGTAACGACTGGTTCTGCACATGGACTGCAAGTTGGAATGTATGTTCATGTAACTGGTTCAACAACTGCATATGTCAATGGAATATATAAGGTTGCATCCGTACCAAGTTCAACAACATTTACATATGCACAAAACTCAAGTGCAGCTAATGGAACTGCGGCTGGAACAAAGGTAATCTACAAAGCATATCACATTGTAAAAGATGTGTCCATACCAGCAAACTCAACACTAAAAATTGTTTCTGGACAAAAGATAATCCTAAACGCAAATGATAAACTTTATGCATATGCAAGTGCAGCTACTTGTGATGTAATCGGTGGTATTC